TCTTAACAAAACTAACCCATATGTTCTTATCAAAACCGTTTCGCATACAGTCTGTTCCAAACTCTTGTAGAACTATTCTTGGAGTAATTTTACGACCAGTTTCTTGTGTCCAAAATTCATCTACCTGTTCACGCCACTTACGTGACTTGTCAGTATCACCTTCCAACATTGCACGATCCCAGTCGTATAAATGTGCAACTGTATCTTTTAATTTATCTGCAAAACTAATCTTTGTAAATCCGTGATCGTTGACTAGTGTATCTGCAACTGTTCCTTTGCCGCTACCAATTAAACCGCAAATGCCTATTAACATATAGTAATCCTTTGAGTTAATACTTTATAATATAATAAAATTTAAGAAAAGTCAACCGTATTATCCAATAATAAATGTTGGTGGTTCTCCACCTTCTGAATATCTTAGTAATTCTTGTTCAAGTTTTTCCATTTCAACAACACTTTCTGCTTTAAGAGCATCGCCGTTTAATGATACACCACCAGCCGCTCCTGGTAAAGTTCCAAACTTGCTTCTTGCTTCACCTAGCATAAACTTACATTGTGCTAATGAATAATTTTCAATCCAATCTTTTGAATATCTGTCGTTTAAAAGTGTAGATTCTGGTTTTTCGTTGTAAGTTTCAATTAGTACTTGTTCATCATTTTTGATGTTTCTAAAAATTTGTAATTCTTTGCTATTACGATTCCAATGAAAGTTAAGTTCACTACCAAACAATCTACTAGCAGTTTCTTGGAATTGTCTAAATGCTTCATAGTTTGCTAGGCCACCGTATCTGCCTGCTTGTAAAATATACAAGTTAGTAAAACTTAAATCAAATGGATCTACTTCTGAACCTGTACCGCTATCGCCACCAACACTTCTACGATAAATTTTTCTTACTTCATATACTTCATCTGGTAAAGTATATACTTGCTGACCAGAAGTAAATTTAATAAACAGTCCTGCATATTCCATACTGTTTGAACTTCTCATTCTGTATCTAGTAAGTGCTTTATCTACTGCTACGTTATAGTGATCTGGATCTAATTCAACATCAACCATACCGGCACCCAAACGAGTACCTATAGTTTTAATTAGATCATTTCTTGGATTTCTTGCTCTAGCCATTACAAACTCCTACAAAGTATTTATCAGTTTACATTACTTTAAGGATTAGTGTATTTTCGTTACCACGCCCATTTAGTTTAATACCAGTAGTTTTAATAGATTCCATATATTTTCTTAGTCCAACTTTACCAAGTTTACTGAACTCAAGCAGTTGATCCTGAGGTTTTCGTAGTGTTTTTTGCTCACTAGCCTCTTCATCAAATCCTGTAATTGTATTGCTTTTGATTTGTAAACCAGTTCCAGGACGTTTAAGTTTCATAGGATCAGGATTGCTAGTTACATATTTGCCAATCTTTCTAGTTTTAACATTATATACCCATGCTTCGTTAGCACCAATAATATCAGAAGGTTGTAAACTGCTACGCCCTAAATCATTATCTGCTTTTAAGAACTTAAACTTTTTAGATAGTTCTTCTGCAGATTTTTCTTTAATCTTACGTGGCTTACGATTACCTTTCTGTTCAATAATAATTGAATCACAGGCTTGATTAATTAAGTCATGAAACTTAATCATATTGTTAGCAACTTTCTTACTAACATGACTATATGCTTCTTGTACTTGTTGCCAGTCGTCATCTTCTTTGTTCTTAGGTCCTACTAGTACTCTATAGTCATCAGCAAAATGCTCGTAATACTTTTTTATAATCCTTGCATGAGCCTGTTTACATTCTGCTCTACGAAGTTCTTGTAGTATATTAAGTTTGCTAGGATCCCATTTTTCAGGATCGTCAAAATATGTTTCAATAAAATCTTCAATAGGATCAATCATAACCAATGATGTATCTCTAAGCCTTTCTTGTATAGATTTAGGTGGTGCTTCTTTTTTCTTTGTTTCAATTATTTCAACTTTTTTCTCTACAATTTCTTTACCATCATCAATAAGATCTTGAATACGTTGCTTTAGCCAAGGCAATGAAGTCTTAGGCTCGTCTGGCAAACCTGGCATACTTTGATAAAATTCTTTCATACCAGGATGTTCATGCTCGTCAGGTACACCTCTAGTAAACATTCTAGCAAGTCCGCCAGTAGTAGCATGAAATGCATGATCTGGATTGGATTTGATATATTTTATTTCTTCTTTAGAATATCCATTACTTGTTGTCCATGCTATTACATAAGTTTTGTAATCAGTCTTATCTTTTTCCATACGATAAAATTCTTGAGCATAACAACGTTTACGATGAAAGTCAGATGCAGACATTTTTTCTACATTTTCAAAAACTGGTTCTTGAATCTGACCTTTAATACGCCGTTGGATAGGCTTTTTCTTCTTTTTAGCCTTTGGAATTGCCATTTCTACACCTCTTGGAAATAAAAGTTACTATACTATATATGAAACTAGTTGTCAAGTCTTTATTAAAGAAGATAAATATGTGTGTTATGCCAAGAATACAATTATTTAAACAACACAAAGGTAAAGATTACGAGTTCATAGACAAAGTTGTCCGTGAGCACTTTTTTGCCGGTGGAACTGCAATCATGTTGCACAAGTACATTGGAATACATGAACAGGACAACGATGGCGACTTTACCAAAAGCCATACAAACAATGCTATACCTGAAACAACAATACAAGATTTGTTATTGCTTGAAAACAGAGATAGAAAATATTCAGATGATATAATTGAGCTCAGAGGACACTATACAGTTGGTGATACTGATTTAGATCTTACACAATTTGGACTTACTGTTGCAAATGATGTATTGTTTATAACATTTCATACCAATGATGTGTTTGAAAGAGTAGGCAGAAAACTTATGGCAGGTGATGTATTTGAACTACCACACTTGTTAGATGACACAGGACTAGATAATAGCAAAGGTCCTATACCAAAATTTTATGCAGTTGAAGATGTTACCAGAAGTTCAGAAGGATTTGATCCAGGCTGGTGGCCACATATGATAAGAGTTAAGTGTAAAGTAATTGAAGATACGCAAGAATACAGAGATATACTAGAAGCACAAAACGAAGACGGTCATGCATTACAAGATATTGTTTCTTCAATTGGTAGAGATATAGAAGTTAGTGAAGCAGTATATAATCAAGCAGAACTAGAAACACCAGAATCAGGATACGAAACTAGACACTTATATTACAATAAAACAGAAAATATGCCAGGTGTTGCAGGATCAGAAGATGGTGTTCCTGCAGAAGGTGTACTAGTTGGTCAAGGTGATTCGTTCCCAGATAGTGCAACAGAAGGTCAGCACTTCCTAAGAACAGACTTTACTCCACACAGACTGTTTAAGAAAGTTGGAGATAGATGGAAAAAAGTTGAGGACGATAAACGTGCGGCTTGGCAAAAAGCAAGTACACTTGCTAGAACATATATCTATAACACAGGTTCATTTACAGAACAAAATCAAACTGTACAATCAAAAGATAGTCTAACAAAAGCGGCTAAACCAAAGGCGGATTTCTAATATGCCAGTATATGATACAAATGCACATTTTTATGATGAACAACTAAGACGTTATCTATTACAATTTATAAGATTGTTTGGAGGAATGCACGTTCAAACCGGTAAGGGTAAAGATGGTACAAGACAATTTAGAAAAGTTCCAACTAGATTAGCAGATATGAATAGACAAGTTGCGGCAATCATTAGTAATAATAGTGAGAATACTATTAAGGCCGCACCGTTTATGGTTGCTTATATTTCAGCAATGCAACCAGACAGAAGTAGAACACTTAATCCAACATTCCAAGAGAGTTTGCAAATTGTTGAAAAAGAGATCGATGCCACCACCAATGCGTACATTGATAGACCGGGTAAGAGAACAAGCGTCAGTAGGTTAATGCCGGCACCGTATGTATTAACGTGTAACATAGATGTTATTACAACAAATACAGATAACAAATTTCAAATTCTTGAACAAATATTAAGCACATTCAATCCGGCAATTGAAATACAATCTAACACTAGTCCAATTGATTGGACAAGTTTAACGGTTGTTGAATTAAGCGATATTACTTATAGCAGTAGAGGTATACCATTAGGTACAGATCCGGCAATTGATGTTGCCACGTTGGTATTTACAATGCCAATATGGATCTCACCTCCTGTTAAAGTAAGTAGACAAGTTTTAATAAACAATATCATCAGTGATATACATAATATGCCAGACGAAGATATTTCTGGTTACTATGATTATTTTGGTGATGTACAACAATTATCACAACACATATACAATCCAATCAATAATAGTGTAACGGTTGACGGTACACATATTACACTTCAAGGGCAATATACGGCAGATAATATTAGTAGCACTACAGAAACTTTTGATTGGACTGAATTATTTAAAACATACGGCAGTGAAATATCTAACGGTATCAGTAGATTAATACTCAGACAAGCAAAAGATGTAGAAGATACTACAAGTGACGTTGTTGTTTATATTAACACTACAAATGATGTAAACAAAGTAACTTACACAATCGATAATGCTACACTACCATCAAACGATTATACAGTAAATGCATCTATAGATCCAACTGTAACTGATCCTACAACACTTACACCAAGTGTAGGAGACAAGTACTTAATACTTGATAACATTCATAACAGACTTGCAACCAATTGGGGTGTTATTGCAAATAAAAATGACATTATACAATGGAACGGTTCAAATTGGGTTGTGCTTTTTGATAGTCAAAGTACTTCAGATATAAAGTATCTAAGAAATACATTTTCAGGTAGACAGTTTAAATGGAATGGTAAAGAATGGCTTGATACAGTACAAGGTTTTTACGGCCCTGGTTACTGGAGAGTTATAACTTGATTACAGCATTAGGAACAGTATTCTTATCAAAATCAACTGGAAAAATTATGTTAGGCTTACGAAGTGAGACTTCAACATTTTCTGGTACATGGTCTTTTTGGGGTGGTAAACTTGAAAACACTGAATACTTCGGTGAAACACTTGATAGAGAATTAGAAGAAGAATTAGGAAAAATCAAAGGTATCCAAAATACTTTTGCATTAGATGATTATGAAAGCAAAGATGGCAAATTCAAATATGCCAGTTATGTAACTATAGTTGAAGAAGAATTTATACCTACATTAAACAGCGAACACGTTGGGTACTGTTGGGTAGACATAGACAAATGGCCAAAGCCTTTACATAACGGTGCAAGAATAATTTTAGAAAACAAATTTAACAAGAAAAAGATTAAACAACTGGTAGAACTTTATTCAGATTTAGATTAAATAATAGTATGAAGAATATTATTAATTTTACTAAAACTCGTGTATTGCTCGAACTAGAAGAATACAAGTTACACGGAACTATCCCTCCTTATTTTTTAGAAGGCGTATTCAAGCAAGAGTTTGACGATTCACGAGACGCATTAAAACACTGGAAATCAGAATTATCTGATACCGGTTATGCAACTCAGTTTGAAGAAATTGAGAAGTTTATAATTAATAATGAAGTAGACAATTACACTGACGAAAAAGAAAAGTTTGATTTAGAATTTTCAATAGTAATGAAACGGCTTAAAACAAACAAAGCAGAATTTAAATTTCCAACTGTATTATACAAATACAGACCTAACATCAATCCTGTAAGAGCAATATACTTTGATGTAAAAGCATTAGAAATTTTATACGATAAAGAAAACAAAAATCATAGATGGCTGTTAAGTTTATTCAATGATAAAAAATGGTATAAAAAACTTTTAAATGCAATACACACAGATATCATATCACTGGAAAACTTAATTAATAAAAATAAATTAAGATGGGCAAATATGAAGATGCTTACTTTACCAATAAAAATACACGAAGCAGAACAAATGCTACAAGACCTAAATACTTGGCTGTACGAGTTCGAAATATTTAACAACGATAATTAAGTCAAAAAAAAGGGCCGAATAAATCCGACCCTTTTGAGTTTTGTATGTGTTGAAATTACATCATGATTGCCATGATTTCAATAACACCGTCTGTGTCTAAATCATGTAATGCTTTACCGATGATTGTACCTGGTTTTGGATCTGCTGACATTTTTGCTTCTCCGTTACCTGCTGATACTAGTAAGTCACCTGCTTTACATCCGCCTACCACTTTACATGGTACACGACCTGCTAGTGCAACTGCTACACCATCTGCTTCATTATTCATTAAGTATGCTGGTGCTGTTGAAATTACACCTGCTACTGCTGGACAATCTGCTTTATCGCATGGTGCTACTTTGCCTTCACCTGCCATCATTACAACTGTGCCTGGCTCAATTGCTTCATCTGCGCCATAAATTTCTGCAAGGTCAGCATAACGTGCTGTTGTTGCTGTTGCAGTAATTACGTTTGCCGCAAAATCACCTGAACCGTCACGCTGTACGATTTTGTTAGCAGTGTTTGCTGAAGTTGCATCATTTGCATTGATGATGTTATAATAGTTAGAACCGTCCTCAGTTACCATCCATTTGTCATCGCCTTCGTCCCAACGTAGTTGGACGTCTGCTGAGTCACCTCTTGATACTTTAATACCAGCGTCTTCTGTTGGAGAACCTGATGTAAAGTTTGAGTTAATCTCAATAATGTTGTCTGCTAACGCAATAGTTTCTGTGTTAATAGTTGTAGTTGTTCCTGAAACTGTTAAGTCTCCTGAAATTACAACATCACCTGATGCGTTAATGTCTGTGAACGCACCTTGGTCAACGTATGCTTTAGTAGCCGCGTCTGTTCCTGCTGTAGGTGTTCCTAGTTCAGTAATTTTGTTTGAGTTCATGTCTAATGCTGAACCAAACTGTACTGCTGTTCCACCTGGGTCTGTGATTTTAAATGCGTTCGCCATCTGGACGTTTCCAGTTAGTTTAATAGCACCTCTGTTACCACTTGCTTCAGAAGTAGCAATCTCAATGTCTCCTAAACCTGAAGTAATAAACTTAAGATCTGAGTCAACTGTTGTTGAAACTGTGATTGTTCCTGAGTCATCTTGGATAACTTGTTTGTTGTTAATGTAAAGAGATCCTGGACCTACATATACGTCTTTCCACATTAGGGTTGAACTACCCAAGTCATGTGTAACGTTCGCACTTGGTAATAAATGACCTGTTAGTGTCATGTTACCTGCAGGTATTGTACCGCCAGCAACCTTCGATAATACGTCTGATGCACTTACGTTGTTTAGGTCTTCTCTCGCTAATGGACGACCCGCCGCTGTTGAACCGTCGTGGACAACTGCCGTTGTCTTCGTGGTATCAACCGTAATTTCACCAACCGCACCCGTAAATGAAGAGTGCTGAGCAGAAGTACCTCTTCTAAATTGTACCTGATAATTTGGCATTTCTTGCTCCTTTAAAAGTTTTTTTCTAGAAAAAAACACCCAGGAGTTAACCTCCCGTCTGTCTCTACTGTTATTTATGAGATTTTGTAATTATACTGCGATTTCAATTAATTTGATGCCACTATCCGAGTTTGCTTCAATTGACTTGCCGATAATACAAATACTACTTGGCATAGCACTATCTTGTGCCAATGCTGTAGCAACACCAGGAGTCATACTACTCACCAGTAAATCACCCTTGTTAACTGGTCCTTCAACCTTACAAGGTATACGTCCTTTAAGTGCTATTGCTACACCTTCTGTAGTACTATTCATTAAGTATGCTGGATTAGTTGAAACAACTCCAGCAACTTTAGGATTTAAAAACCCAACTGATTCTGTTACTTCTGCATCACCACCAAACATCATTACAGTGCCTGGCTCATATGGTTTATCGCTTACATAATTCTCAGCCAAGTCAGCGTATTGTGCTTGTATCGCTGTACCATCAAATGTAGTTGCATAAACTGTAGCAAATCTATTTGTTTGTCCGCCAATAACGTGTGCGTTATTTGCACTACTTGTTATACTTCCTGATACTGTTAAACCACCTGTTGAAATTGAAGTTGCTGTACTTGCACCTCTACCAACAACTGTACTTAAAGTATCTGATTCTGCTAATGATGCTAACTCATCTGAAGTAGCAATGTTATTATAAGTGGTACCATCATTTGTAATTTGCCATTTGTCTGAAGTTTCATTCCAACGTAAATTTACATTTGTTTGATTACCACGTTCAATTTCAATACCAGCATTCTGCGTTGGTGCAGTAGTTAGGTCGCTATTTAAAACAATGTTGTTGTCTGCGATATTTAATTCTTGTGTGTTAATTGTAGTTGTTGTACCTTGTACAGTTAAATCACCTGTAAGTGTTAAATCTGCAAAAGTTGGATTTGATGTAGTTTCTACAGCCTGTCCTAAAGATATTACACCAGTACTGTTATCATATGTTACACCAGTTCCGCCGCTAATTGCATTTCTTGCTCTTGCATCTGTAAAATATAAAGTACTAGAGCCTTCTGAAATATCATCACTTGTAAAACTTGACAAGTTTATAGTTGCAGTATAAGAACCGCCATCTGCTGTTGAAAGTGTAAGTACACCTGTGCCATTATTAAATGTTAAATTACTAACACCAGCAACTGGGTTAGTTGTTATGTTTGTAACTCTACCATGAGTATCAACTGTAATACTTGGAATAGTAGTTGCATTACCATAAGTGTTAGCCGCAACACCTGTTACACCTAGTGCAAGAGAAACTGAACCTGCTGTTCCGCCTCCTGTTAAACCTGCGCCTGCTGTAACTTCAGTAATGTCTGCTGTATTAGTATTTGCAAAAGTAAGTACGCCTGCATTGTTTGTAATAGACATACCTGAACCTGCTTGGAATATAGTAGATAAGTTAACATTAGATAAATCGTTATCTGCCATTTCGTGTCCACCTGATGTGGCACCATCATGTACTACGATAACATTTTTATCTGTATCAACTGTTAATTCACCTATAAGTCCTACAAACGAAGCGTGTTGTGCTGTAGTACCTCTACGTCTTTTTATACTAAATCCTGACATTTACTTTCCTCTATAGTTATTTATTACGTTAAATCGCCCCAGATTTCAGAAACTAGATTAATCCAATCTGTTCCATCGTAACCTTCAAATTTACTTGTATCTGAGTTAAATCTTATCATACCTTGTACAGGTGAACCTGGTCTTTGTGCAGTAGTACCTACTGGCATAATCATTGCACCTGTGTTATTTGTTGTTGCTACATAGTCTGAACCATCTTTAATTAATCCTGCGCCATCTGCAACACTTGTTGTATCTACATCTGCTATATCATCTAAATTTAAACTTACAACACCTGCCTGTCCGTTAACACTTGTAACTGCAACTGGATTAACTGCAACTTCTTCCAGTGATATTTGGTTAGTTGTATTTGTATTGTTAAATGTTGTTGTACCTGAGCCTACTTTTGCTTGTAGTTTATAACTTATTGCCGTTCCACTACTTTGCAAAGGTGAATCAACGAAAGTAGTAGTTAAATTTCCATCTCCACTACCGTAAACAAATTCAGTAATATCAGTATCTGAGGCTCCAACTGTTCTTACAAGTTTTATTGTTGTACCATTGCTTGATTGAAAAGTTAAGTTAACAGAAACTCTTATTTTACTATTATC